ATTATTCATTTTCATAGGTCAATTGGACAGGACTTGGATAAATCAATTGAAGTAATACCCGTGTTAAATTCAATGGGAATTGTCACGATATGTGATATTGATGACTATTGGTCCCCGACTAAGGAGCATCCTCTACATGATATAATTGTTTCTCAAAAAATTAATGAAAAAATTTTAGGTAATTTAAAAGTTTCTAAATATGTAACAACCACTACTGAGGTTTTTGCCGATGAAATCAAAAAAATTAATCCTAATGTTGTAGTTTTACCTAATGCGTTAGACCCTAAAGAACCTCAATTTAACGAACCAACATTAGAATCTGATAGAGTTAGAGTCGGTTGGTTAGGAGGGTCAAGTCACTTACATGACCTTCGTTTACTTGATGGGATGGTTGCTAAATTATCAGACGTTCAAAAAGATATTCAATTTGTACTATGCGGGTTTGACACTAGGGGAATGATGACTGAAATTAATCAACAAACAGGAGAGCAGAAGCGTAGACCTATTAAACCACACGAGACAGTATGGTACGAATATGAGAAAATTTTCACAAACAATTACTCAATTGTAACTCCTGAATATAAAAAACATTTGGAAATGTTTTCTCAAACTGATTTTCCAAATGAAATTGAACAATCATACTTGAGAGTTTGGACAAAACCCGTTACATCTTATGCGAGAAACTATTCAAAATTTGATATATCTTTGGCTCCGATTAAACAACATATTTTTAATAAAGTTAAATCTCAGTTAAAGGTTATTGAAGCGGGATTCTATAAAAAGGCATTAATTGCAACTGATTTTGGTCCTTACACGATTGATTTAAAACACGCATTAAAAAATGGTGAATACACTGATGGTAACGCATTACTTGTAAAAGAAAGCAGAAACCATAGTGATTGGGCTAAATATGTTAAGAAATTAGTACAAAACCCAAATATGAGAATTGACATGGGAGAAAGATTATACGAACACGTATCTAAGAGATATGATTTAAACGTAGTTACAAAAACAAGAGCAGAATTTTATAAATCAATCGTATGATAAAACATCCATTACATAAAATTTTATTTTTAGATATTGAAACAGTTGGGATATCTAGTGATTTTATAAATCTAAAAAAAGATTATCCCGAGTTATCTTATCAGTTTGAGAATTATTTAGATTGGTTTCAAAAAAGATTCCCTGAAGATTTGGGTAAATCAACTGAAGAAATTTTTGTGAATAGAGCCGCTTTGGTACCTGAGTTTTCAAAGATTGTTTGTGTTTCGGTTGGGTTTGTTGACCCAAAAGGAGAAATTAAAAAACAAACTTTTTTTAATTCTGATGAGAATCAGTTATTAATTGATGTTAATACTTTATTAAACAGAGTTGATAAATTAGGTTTTGTATTATGTGGTCATAATCTTAAAAACTTTGATATTCCTGTTTTGGCAAAAAGAATGTTAATTAATGGGATTTTACCATCCTCAATACTCCCTTCATATGACACTAAGCCGTGGGAAATCAAAGCAATTGATACTAAAGAAATATGGCAATATGGTCAATTTGGGGCAATAAGTTCTTTAGAATTGATGTGTATTTCATTAGGTATTGAAAGTTCTAAAAACATGGAAGTAACGGGTAATAAGGTACACAATAGTTTTTGGTTTGAAAACAAATACCAAGAGATACAGGATTACTGCGAAAAAGATGTTGAGGTGTTAATAAACGTTGTTAAAAAAATTATGTCTTTATGAGTGAAGTTAGTGATGAAGAATTCTTAAATCAAATTAATGAAATGAGACAAGCTCTTCTTTCTATGATTGAGGGAGAAGAAATTGAAGGTGAAGTTCATGAAAAATTAGGTATAAATTTTTCAGATTTAGATGAAATTGTTTTTAATCCTCCGATTCAAAAGATTGGTTTAAAATATAAATCCGATTATAACTTATCATACAATTACGATACAGATAGTGGGTTTGATTTATACTCAACTGAAGAAATAACAGTACCTCCTTTTGGAAGGGTTTTAGTACCGACAGGGACTTATTTTGACATACCGTTAGGTCACGAAATCCAAGTCAGGTCAAAGAGTGGTTTGGCATTAAAACAAGGTCTAATGGTGTTAAATAGTCCAGGTACTGTCGATGAAGGATATACAGGTGAAGTTAAAGTAATCATTTTTAATGTTAATAATGATGAGTTTAAAATAGAAAAGGGGATGAAAATTGCTCAAGCAGTATTATCAAGATGCCAACAAGGAGCGTCTGTTGACTTAATTAAAGTGGATGAAATAAAAAATAAAGATAGAAATGAGAACGGATTTGGGAGTACGGGATTAAAATAAAAGAATAATAAAAATAAAAATGTATTTAAACCAACCTTATAAAATTTTTTACGATACAAAGAAATATCCTTTTAGAGAAATAATTAAAGAAATATTAGAGATAAATGACTCTAATTTTGAATTAGAAAATCTACACGAAATTGAGAAGTATGATTTACTTGTAAGGGAAAAAGACCAATCCACAAAATGGCATAAAAAATATTACGAAAAATTTCAAGATAGTTTTTATCCAACGTACGTGTCTTTGATTAATGAATTAAAAAATAGATACGGATATAGTGAATTAATTTTTCAAAAAATACCTACTTTTAGAGTACAATTAGGTGATGGAAATTTAGGTGTTGGGGAATGGCATAAAGATAAAACATATAACCATGGGGTTGATGAGTTAAATTTTTGGATGCCGTTTATAAACACTAATGATTTAAACTGTGTTTGGTTTGAATCTGAAGAAGATAAAGGTGATTATCGTCCTTATAATGTTAACTACGGAGAAATTTTAGTATTCAATGGGGCAAATTTAAGTCATGGTAATCAAAAAAATGATAGTGGGATAACTCGAGTTTCTGTAGATTTTAGATTGGTTGACCCAATGAAATTCAAACCAAACCAAGAAGGGTCTATTAATATGAAAACTAAATTTGATATCGGTGGATATTTTGAAAAAATTTAAAAAATGATTACAATAGTTTATTCAACTCATAAAGATAATACGTATAATGAAAATTTTAAAAAACAGATTTTAAATTCTGTTGGTTTAAAAAATGTTCAAATTTTAGAATATCAAAATAATAATGAATTTTCATTGTCTCAAATTTATAATAAGGGTATTAGTGAATCACTAAATGATATTGTAGTTTGTATTCACAATGATATTAAATTAGAAAAAAATTGGGGTAAAAAAATATTAAAAGAATTTAGTAATAATCCTGATTTTGGGATAATAGGTTTAGCGGGTTCTTGTTATTTTCCTGAGTCGGGAGTTTATTGGCAAACTATGGATAGGACTATGGTGGGTCAAGTATACCATGAACCTGTAGGACAAAAAAAATGGTTAAGTGTTTATTCAAACAAATTCCCATTTTTAATTCCAGTTATTACGGTTGATGGTTTATTTATTTCATTTAATAAAACTAAAATTAAACATAAATTTGATGAATCGATACCCGGTTTTCACTTTTATGACCATGGGTTTTGTTTACCAAACTACTTAGATGGGGTTAATATCGGGGTTTCAACATCAATTGAAGTAACCCACCAGTCGATTGGTGCGGTTGCACAGGACTTTTTTGAAACTAGGGACTTATTTGTTTCAAAATATAAAAATATTTTACCTTTAGATTTAAGACCAAAAGAGATTCATTATCAAAAAACAACTCCAAAAAAAATAAAATCAAATGAAAAGATTGCAATAGTAATACCAACAAAAGGATTAGTTGATGTTTTAATAACATGTTTAGATTCATTTTATGAACATTGTGATGAGTCAAATTTTCATTTTTTTATAGGAGATACTGGGTCAACAGACGATGAAAAAAATAGGATTAAGGATTATATAAAAAACAAAAATAATATCACACTTATTGAGTATGATTGGTATCAATATTCTAAAACAAATAACGCAATTGTTAAAGAATATGTAACTGACGATTTTACATATATTTTATTTGCAAACAATGATATTAAAATACTAAATGATGTTGTATATAAAATGTATGAGGTCTTTAAAACCAATTCTAAAACTGGTACTGTTGGGTGTAGATTACACTATCCTGATAATACTTTACAACATGGGTCTGTAATTATGACATTTAACAAACAAAATAATTCATTTAATCCCACACATGAATTTTTAGGGTCATATTATAGATATTTCACAAATAAAAAATCTGTTTTAGGAAATACTGCAGCATTAATGATGATAAGAAAAAAAGTTTTTGATAAATTAGGTGGATTTAACGAAAATTATTTATATCATTTTGAAGATGTTGATTTAAATTTATCTTGTTTAAATGAAGGTTTGATTAATTTTTTTGAGGGTAGCGCGGTGGCCTACCACTTTGAATCCCAAAGTAAAAAAATTGAGGGGATTAAGATGGATTTGGCAATAAAAGATTTTCATTTTCTAAATCATAGGTTATATAATGAATTAAAAAAATCACTAAAAATTGATTTAAGAGTAGTAGGATAAAATTATGAGATTAGGTATAAGTTATAATGTTTTTGATTCTGAGGAATTGCTTGAGGGGTCAATTAGACAATTAAGAAATTTGGCAAACTACATAAGTGTAGTTTATCAAAAAAAATCAAATTATGGTAATGACTGTAATGAAAATTTAGAAGAAGTTTTACAAAATTTAAAAGATTGTAATTTAATTGATGAAATAGTTGAGTATGTACCTGAAATAAAAAATGGAGCTCATTCAAACGAGGTGAACAAAAGGAATATAGGTTTAGAGATATCCCGTAAAAATCAATGTACTCATCATATATCTATGGATTGTGACGAATATTATATCACTGAAGATTTTAAAAAGATAATGGATGACATTGAAAATCATGGATATGAGTCAACTTTTTGTCAAATGAGGACATATTATAAAGATTGGGAACACCAATACTTAATCCCTGAGGAATATTATGTCCCTTTAATTTTTAAAATTAAAGAAGGTGTAGTTTATAGATTTAATGAACCATGTCCGGTTGATTGTGACCCCACAAGAAAAATGAAAGTTGTTAAATTTAAAATATACGAAAGAGATGAGATTGAGATGCATCACGGTTCTTATATAAGAAATAATATTGAAAAAAAATTGATTAATAGTTCAGCATTAGTTAATTATTACAAAAATTTAAATGAGTTAGTATCCCACTATAATAACTGGGAAGATGGGAATCCAGGTTATGTTGCAGGTATTCCTTGTAAAATAATAGAATTAAAAAAAATAAAAAAAATGTTTTAAAATGGAAATGAAAAAAACAATTGTTACCGTAACCGGAATACGTCCCGATTTTATAAGAATGTCTCAAATTTTCAAAAAACTAGATGAAAATTTTAATCATATTTTAATTCATACTGGTCAACATTTTGATAAATTACTTTCTGATGTTTTTTTTGATGAGTTAGAAATAAGACCACCTGATTATAATTTACAAATAGGTGCATTGGGTAAAGAACATTACCATCAAACATCTGAACTTTCAGTTAAATTAATTGAGTTATTACGTAAAAATAATATTAATCCTGATTTAGTATTATTTTTAGGAGATTCAAATTCTGTGATAAGTTCAGTTTCTTTAAAAAAAGAAGGGTATAAAATTGGACACATTGAGGCGGGTATGAGGTCTTATGATAAAAGAATGCTAGAAGAAATAAATAGAGTTGTATGTGACCACTGTAGTGATTACCTTTTTGTGTATCATGAAAATTACAAACAAAAAGCAATTAAAGAGAATATTAATCCAAATTCAATATTTGTAGTTGGGAATACGATTGTTGAGGTGGTTAACTTAATTAAAAATAAATTAAGTAATGAAAAAAATAATTTTATATTGTTAGATATTCATAGACCTGAAAATTTTAAATTTAAAAATAGAATGTCCAATATTTTAGAATATTGTAAATTAATAAATTTGAAATATGGACTAAAAATTAAAATGTTATCATTTAAACGAACTATTGATTTTCTTTCCTCATTTGGAATTAATCCTTCGGAATTTGGGGTTGAGGTAATTGATTTAATGTCGTTTAAAAAATATTTACAGACAATAAATAGTTCATTATTTTTAATATCAGATTCTGGAACTGCTCAGGAGGAGCCGTCCATTTTAAATGTTCCTGTTATAGTACCTCGCGATTATACAGAAAGACCCGAATCAGTGATTAACAATTGTTCATATATGTTAGATGTTAATGATTTAAATAGTAATAATTTTAAAGATAGTTTTATATGGCTAGATAATATTTTAAATGGTGATGTGTTAATTAATAGTGAATGGTTAGGTGATGGGACAACTAGTGATAAAATAATAAAAATTATAAATGATGAATTATGAAAAAAATATCTATAGTATCAGCATATTATAATAGAAAAGAACAATTAATTAACACTCTAAAATCTATAAATAAAAGTAGTTTTAAAAATATTGAATATATAATAGTTGACGATTGCAGCGATGATGAACATAGAATCGAGGATTTAAAAAATACATATGATTTTATAAAAGTTATAAGATTAGAACCTGAAAATAGATGGTATATTAACCCATGTGTCCCGTTCAATATTGGGTTTAAAGAAATTACAGGAGATATTGTCTTAATACAAAATCCTGAATGTTTACATTTAGGAGATATTCTAAATTTCACGCATAATAATTTTCAAGAAAATGAATATTTAAGTTTTTCTTGTTTTTCAATTGACCAAGAAACTACAACATCGATTATTAACAATACAAAAAATGAATCTGAATTAATAGAATTAGTTAATAATAGTAATTATCAGTCAAATTATGATGGAGGATTAGGTTGGTATAATCATCCTATTTACCGTCCAGTTGGGTATCATTTCGCCAGTGTAATATCACATGAAAATTTAAAAAAACTAAATGGGTTTGATGAAAGATATGCGCATGGGATTGGTTACGATGACAACGAATTTTTGTTACGAGTTAAAGAAATTTGTAATTTTAAATTTGTATCGGAACCTTTAGTAGTCCATCAATACCATTATTATCCTAATAATAATTTTAAAAAAATTGACGACCCGGCATCTAAAGTAGAAATAAATAGAAAGTTATTTTATAATATTTAAATTATGAAAATTTGTGTATTCGCATATAATTTCCCTCATAAAAAAACACAAGAAGGGTTATATAAATTATTCCAAAATAATATTGATGTTAGTCATGTTATTTTAGCCGATTTTCAAAAATTAAACATTCCCTCACCAAAAATAAGAATAGGTATGAAAGATATGATATACAGTCATCCTAAAGACATATGTAATCGTTTGGGGTTTAAATATTCGGTAATTTCTCATAATTCTGAAGAATGTAAAAATTTTATATCTTCAGAAAAATTTGACTTAGGAATAATTCTAGGTTCAAGAATTTTAAAAAAAGACATTATTGATAAATTTAACATCGGTATCTTAAATATGCATCCGGGATTATTGCCGGAAAACAGAGGATTGGACAATATTAAATGGGGGATATTAAATAATATAAAACAGGGTGTTACTACACATTTAATAAATGAAAAAATAGATTTGGGGATGTTAATTGAAAAAAAAGAAATTAATGTGTTTACTGATGATAGTTTATTAGATATCCTTCTCAGGATACAAAATTTAGAGCTAGATATGATGATATCCAGTGTTTTAAAAATTAAAAATAATACTTTTTTAAGTACCCCATTAATTGGTGGAAATTATTTTAAAAGTATGAATGAAAATGATGAGATAGAAATGAGTAATAAATTTGATTATTATAAAAAAAATTACAATGGAAATTAAAAAAGTAGGTATATTAGGATTAGGTGCAATATCCAACAGACATATCGATTCAATACTAAATAATAAAAATTTTAAATTAGTGTCAGTTTGTGACATTAATCAAAAAATAACTAAAAGTTTATCTAAAAAATTATCGGTTAATGGTTACACTGAATTAGAAAAAATGTTAAAAAATGAAGATTTAGATATGGTCTCTATTTTAACTCCGAACTCCACACATTACGATAATATGATTACTTGTATTGAAAATGGTGTAGATTTTTTAGTTGAGAAGCCGGTTACATTAAATAAATCTAAACTAATTGATGTGATTGATTTATGTGAAAAAAATAACATTAATGGGTATTGTGTATTACAGGTCAGGTACAATAAAACTTTAGAACTTTTATCTAATGTAATAAATAAAAAATTGTTAGGTGATATTCGTAGTGTATCATTAGTTTTAAGATGGCAAAGACCTATTGAATATTTTACTGGTTGGAGAGCTCTTAGTGATGTTGGTGGTGGTACTTTACATGAGATTGGTATTCATTATTTAGATGTGTTACAAAATATTTTTGGTAAACCGGAAATTATATCTTCATCTTGTTTTAATACAAAACACAGGGGTGTTGATATGGAAGATACGATATATGGTTTATTAAACTTTGATGGTAAATTTGGGGGTAATTTTGAGATTACAATATCGGCCGAACCAAATAATTTAGAATGTTCGATTACAGTATTAGGGTCAAATGGTTTTCTTAAAATTGGTGGTAAAGCATTAAACGTTATTGAGTCATATAACTTTTTAAGTTATAAAAGTAAATTGGATTTTGAATACCTTCTTTCTGAAACTGAAATTGATAATAAACCAAATAATTATGGTAGTTATGAAGGTTCATGTCCTAACCATGAACTAATTTATAAAAAAATATCAGAAGGTTCTCCAATTACATTAAAAGATAGTTTTAATGTAATTGATATGATTGAGGACATATATAGTAAATCATCATACCATAATTGTAAAAATCCTTTATTATGAAAAAATGCTTTTTTTATTGGGGTGGAGATAAATTGCCACTTCTGAATTTATTGTCTTTAATATCATTTAAAAAATTCAATCCTGATTATAAAGTAATATTATATAAACCATACCTTAATTTTAATGATGCGACTTGGCCAACTCATGAACAAAAAATAAAATATAATGGTGATGACTATTCTTATTTAATACCAAAATTTACAGACGAGATTAGAGAACTAAATTTAAATGAAATAGGATTCCCAAATGAGGTACACCATTCACAAAAAGCCGATATTCTTAGACAATGGTTAATGTTTAATGAAGGAGGTTGGTGGTCGGATATGGACGTTATTTGGTTAAAAAGTATTTCATTGATGGGTCTTGAAAATAACTATGACCTAGGAGTATGTTGGAGAAATGGTCATCATAGTAGTGGTGTTATGTTTAGTCGACCAAAAACAGTATTTTATGAAAATATTTTCAACTCGTTACGAGCATATTTTAGTTCATCGTTTTACCAATCTGCTGGTCCTTCTCTTTTAAACAATTTATATTCGGGGATTGAGTCAATTGAAAATAGCGAATTAGGTATTAAAGTTTATAATTTCGAGTTATTTAATTTTTACCCTATTCTTTATAATGAATTAAATTTACTTTATAATCAATCTAATGGTATTGATAGAATAACTGATAATGTTTATGGGATACATTGGTATAATGGTGACACTTTATCTGCAAACTTTTTAAATTTGTTTAACGTTGACAGTATTGGGACATCAGAATTAACAATTTATAAAATATTAAATACTATTTTAGGGTGTGATACAATAAAAAAAATAATTAATAATATTAATGAGTAAAAAAGTATTAGTATGTGGTGGTTCAGGTTACATTGGTGGATTAACTTGTGATTTACTAATTAGAGATGGGTTCCAAGTAACAGTTTTTGATAATTTATTATATGAAAATAGATTTCTTAAAGAAATCCCTTTTATATATGGTGACATAAGGGACACTCAAAAATTACTAGAGGTTTCTAAAGATTTTGATGTCATCGTTTTAATGTCAGCCCTTGTTGGGGACCCCGCCTGTAGTGTTGACCAAAAATTAACTGAAGAAATAAACTATCAATCAATTAAAAATTTTTGTGAAAATATATCTGATAATCAACATTTAATTTTTATGTCAACTTGTTCGGTTTATGGCGCTCAAGATGGAATATTAAATGAGGAAAGCCCAACTAACCCATTATCATCATATGCGTCAACAAAATTAGCCGCCGAAAAATATATTTTACAAAAAGGAGGAACTGTTTTTAGATTAGGTACCGTGTTTGGTTTAGGTGACACTTATTCTAGATTAAGGATGGATTTAGTTGTGAATGTTTTAACTATGAAAGCCCTTAAAGACGGTGAAATAACTATTAATGGTGGTGAACAATGGAGACCAATAATTGCGGTTAAAGATATTGCCGAGTATGTAACTGAAGCATGTCATATGAAATATAAAGGAGTTTATATTTTGTCAAAAGAAAATGTGATGATTAAAGAATTAGGAGAACAAATTGCAAATTTAATTGAGGACACAAAAATTAATTATACCGAAATATCATTTCAGGATGCTAGAAATTATAAAGTTGATAATTCAAAATCTTTAACTACATTTAAATATAAACCAAAAGTATCCGTAGAAGAGGAAGTTTTAAAAATGTATAAAATGTTCAAAGAAAATAGGGTACAAAATCCTGAAGATAAAGTATATCATAATGGAGCGTATTTAAAAAATAAAAAAGAAAAAAACGAATTAGTATGATGTCAACTAAAGTATTAAACGGTGGGATATCCGTGGATGATAGAGGTTCTGTTAGATTTGTAAATGAGTTCAATTTTACAAATGTTAAAAGATTTTATCAAATAGAAAATCATAGAAATGGGTTTATTAGAGCATGGCATGGACATAAAAAAGAAGGTAAGTATGTATATGTGTCCAGTGGTTCCGCTTTAATTGGGGTTGTTAATATGGAAACCGAAGAAATCTCTAAATTTATTTTAAGTGATAAAACTCCAAAAATTTTATGGATTCCTCCTGGAAATTATAATGGATTTAAATCTTTAGAAGAAAATACTAAAATAATATTTTTTTCGACAACTTCATTAGAAGAAAGTTTGGGTGACGATATTAGAGAAGAACATGATAAATGGAATATTTGGGAAGAAAATTATAGATAGTATGAAAATTTTTATTTTAGGAACTAATGGAATGTTAGGTAGATATGTTAAGACATATTTCAAACAATTTTACAACATTGTTGAGTTAAACAAAGACATTTTAGATGCATCAAAAATTACAGAAGAGAGATTAACTAAAATTTTTCAGGAATTAAATTACTCTAAGGGGGATATTGTAATCAATTGTATTGGTACTATTAAACCTATGGTTGATTCTTTAGGCGATAAAAACGCAATATTAGTTAATTCAGTTTTCCCAAGAATTTTATCAGATGTTTGTGAATCGTTAAATATGATTATGATTCACCCCACTACTGATTGTGTCTACGATGGAAAAATAGGTAACTATAATGAGAACTCAATACATGATATTACAGATGTTTATGGTAGAACCAAGTCATTAGGGGAACCAAAAAATTGTATGGTAATTAGGACATCAATTATTGGTGAGGAGGTTAATGGCAGTCGTTCACTAGTTGAATGGGCAAAAAGTCAAAATGGTAAAAAAGTTAATGGATTTTTGGACCATTTATGGAATGGTGTAACATGTTTAGAATGGTCTAAATTTGTACACAATGTAATTAAAACTAACGGATATTGGACCGGAGTTAGACATATCTCTTCTCCATCAATTGTAAATAAATCAGAATTACTAAAAATGTTAAGTAATTCTTTTAATTTAAATTTAGAAGTTCAGGAAATTAACTCAGGTAACCCAATAGATAGAACTATATCTAGTATTTTTAATCAAGAATTTAAAATACAGGAATTGAGTGAACAAATAAAAGAAATGAAAGAGTATTCAATTAAATTGTTTAATGACTAGAAAAAAAACAACTAAGGACCCGATTGACTTTGGGTCGGAAACAAAAGTTTCCAAAAAAGACCAAATTTGTAGAATTATAAAGAAGAGTAAAGATAAATTTTTAACTCAAAGTCAAAGAGAATACTACGATAAATTAAGACGAAATCAGATTACAATTTGTTCTGGACCGGCAGGTGTTGGTAAAAGTTTTATAGCTATGAAAGCAGCTGTCGACTTATTATCTGAACACGGGTCACCTTATGAAAAAATTATTATAGTTCGTCCGGCAGTTGAGGCTGAAGAAAAATTAGGGTCATTACCTGGTAATGTTGAGGAGAAATTGGACCCTTACATCTTTCCATCTTATTATCTATTAAACAAAATTATAGGTAAAGAAGCTAGAGAAAAATTAAAAGCAATGGAGGTTATTGAAGTGTTTGCTTTGGCATATATGAGAGGGATGAATATTGACAACTCAATCTTAATATTTGAAGAAGCTCAAAATGCGACTCCTAAACAAATGAAACTTTTGTTAACTCGTATTGGTACTGATAGTAAATTTTTTATATCAGGTGATTTGGAACAAACTGATAGATATAAAGATAAAAAACATTCAGGTTTGTGGGATGCTCTGGAAAGATTAAAAAACATGTCTGAAGTTGGGGTACATGAATTTGGGGACGAGGACGTTGTTAGAAATCCAATTATAACTGAATTATTAAGAAGATATGAGGATAGGGATTGAAGTTAATGGTGTTTTAAGAGATACTATTGAAAAATTCAAACAGGTTTACGAAAAATTTTTAGTTGATTCAAACGAACAAGAATTGGTAAATCAAACTTATAATTTAGATATGTCAGGTAATACTGAAGAAAATTTAAATTCTGATTTATTTAATTACGAAATTAAAAGTGATGTAACGTCACTTGATTTAATGAATCATTTTTCATTTCCGTCTAAAGAAGATTTTTTTTCTTTTATGTATGAAGAAAGTCCTATGGAGATATTTGGTCACGCCCCGTCAAGTGAAATGACAACATTTAACGAATTAAATGACCTTTATTTAGAATTAAGAGATAACCATACTATCACAATAATATCTGATGAGATGGGTAAATCTAAACCGGCTACTTTATTTTTTTTATCAAAATTTGGTTGTTTGGTTGAGAACATATCATTTTACAATGATTATACTAAAGATGAAATTTTATCAAAATTTGATTTAATAGTTACTTCTAACCCTAATATTATTATTAATTATGAAGATTTAATTAATGTTATTAAATATGATACAAAATATAACTCAAATGTTAGATGTAATCATACTATAACATCAATTAAAGAATTAAAAAATAAAATAAAAGAAATCACAAATGCTTAAAATTTTAGGAGATTACTACTATATTGATTTGGACACAATTCAAGAAATGGTAAACTTTGAAACTGAAGTAGTTTCAGGTACTACAGAACAACATATCAGTGTAGTAAAATATGATATGATAAAAATTATGATTGATGTTATCATGACTGAGCGTGAAGACGTTGATGAGTCGTTGGGACCAAAATCAGATGCCTCAATACCATTCAAAGTCGCATTTAATACACTACTAAATAATCAAATAATAAAAAAATACTAAAATGGAAGAAAGAATTAGTAAAATTGAACAATCCATCCAAAACTTAAAGAATAAAAATTCGAGAGTTTATTTTTTTGTACAAGATACAAAAGGAAACGCCAGAGCATCTGTAAGATACATTTATCATATGGCATATCAATTAAAAGAAAGTGGATATAATAGTATTATCCTTCATGAAAAACCTGATTACTATGGAGTATCAAGTTGGTTACCATCTAAATATTCAGAATTACCTCACAGAGCCGTTGAGGGTCAAAACTTGGAGATTTCCCCTGAGGACTTTATAATTGTTCCTGAAATTTTCGGATATATAATGTCTCAAATTTCAAATTTACCTTGTGGTAAAATTGTTTTGTCTCAAGCTTACGACCATGTTTTTGAAACTTTAAATCCTGGTCAATCTTGGCCAATGTTAGGGTTTAACAAGTGTATTACCACTTCAGAAAAACAAAAAGAATATTTGTCAAATACTATGAGAGGAGTTTCTTATGATGTATTAGAACCTTATATTTCTAACGTTTTTGAAAAATCTAAGTTTCCTGCAAAACCAACAATTGCAATTCTATCAAGAGAACAAAGAGATTCAGTTAACATTATTAAATCATTTTATCAAAAGTTCCCTCAATTTAGATGGATTACATTTAGAGATATGAGAAATTTATCCGAGGAAGAATTTGCAAATAGTTTAAAGGAAAGTATGTTATCTGTTTGGGTTGATAATACAAGTTCTTTTGGTACGTTCCCATTAGAATCAATGAAATTAGGAGTTGCGGTAATTGGTAAAGTACCTAATTTAATCCCTGAATGGATGACTGAAAAAAATGGGGTATGGGTTAATGATTACCTAAAAATTGTTGACTACATTGCTGACTTTATTCAAAATTGGCTCGAGGATAATATTTCTGAGGAGCTGTATACTTCAGCGGAGGAAACCGCACAAAAATATTCATCTGAAGAAAACTTCACATCTCAATTAACCAAAATATTTGAATCTTATTTTAATATAAGAATTGAAAATTTTGAGACCGAACTAAATAAACTTAACTCAAACGTAAATGTATAATATGGAAAATATTTCAAACATAAGTGTAATTTTACCAGTAAAAACAACATTAGAAAAAGATTTCAATGATTTTTTCATAAAAGCAATTGAATCATTAAAAAATCAAGTAGTTAAACCTAAAGAATTAATAATTGTTCATACTACTGAAAACACTTTGGTAGATTTTTTAAATAATTTTGATTTCACAGGATTAAACGTTAAAAAAGTTTCTTTTGATGGGGAACCCAACTATTCGTCTCAAATTAACTTAGGGGTTAAGAACTCTGAATGTGAGTGGGTAAGTTTCTTTGAATTTGATGATGAATATAGTAGAATTTGGTTTAAAAATTTTCAAAAATATTCTGAAATTTATCCTGACGTTGACGCATTTCTACCATTAGTTGTGGACGTTGATAATAAATCAGTATTTGCTGGTTTTACAAATGAAGCAACTTTTGCAGCTAATTTCTCACAGGAAATTGGTTATCTTACAAATGAAACATTATTAGGATATCAAAATTTCCAAAGTTCAGGTATGGTAATTAAAAAATCATCATTTGAGGAATATGGTGGTTTTAAATCAAGCGTTAAGTTAACATTTGTGTATGAGTTCTTATTAAGAATGACATACAACTCAGTTAAGATTATGACAATTCCAAAGATTGGATACAAACACGTTAATTTGAGAGAGGATTCTATTTTTTGGTCATATAAAAATGGTTCTAATGTTCTTTCAGAAAATGAGGTTAAGTTTTGGGTTTCTGCAGCAAAGAAAGAATATTTTTTTACAAATGATAGAAACATAAAATATTCTGAAGAAAATGTTTAATGACATTAAATCAATCAACGTCACAAACCGAATTGCCCAAAAAAAGGGCCAAAAAGGGGACTAGTGATAACTATTTTGATGTTAGAGAAGAATTTGCGGTTAGGATGTTCTTAACCGCAAATACTTTTGATGAAAAAAATAAAATATATAACGAATTTCTTAGATATCCGTTAGATAAAATGATTTCATCAATCATAAGACGATACAAATTATATCGTAAGGATATGGATTTTACAGAAATTCATACCGATACTCATTCTTTTTTGATGACTAAAATTGATAAATTTAGTCCATCTAAAGAAAAAAAGGCATATTCGTATTTTGGTACAATATGTAAAAACTATCTAATGGGTCAAATACTCAAGGACCAAAAAGAACAAAATCGAAAAATTTCTTATGAAGATATATCTTCAGATTTAGAAAATAACTATAACATGGTTTATTATTTAGATATTGAGGAAAAAGAAGAAGTTAATATCATACCAATCTTACAAAACAACATTAAAGAAGTTTTAGAATCAGATGAACTTAATGAAAACGAAATGAGGTTGGGGATTGCGTTATTAGAAATTTTTGATAATTACGAAAATATTTTTCCAGCAACTGATAATAACAAATTTAATAAAAATGTTATTCTTCTATCTCTGAGAGAAATGACTAATATGTCAACAAAAGAAATTAGAGCGTCTATTAAAAAATACAAGAAAATTTATATAGGTCTACTAAATACTGAAGAAGAATAAATAAAAAAACTCCTTAAATATTTATTATCATGAGTAAACCTAAAAAAAAACAAATAAATTTTACTAAAGATTCAATTCTTACACTAATGCAGGAAATATATAATGAATTAGTGGAACAAAGGTCTACTGCTATTAGAATTCAAAATAAAATGGTTTCAATGATGAAAGAAGCTGAAGATATGACTCTAATTGGGCCTGTAATTGAAAAACAACAAAAGATTATTAACGACTGTGTTGAGAAGAAATTACAACTTTCAAAGTTACAGTCAAGTATTTGGGAAAAACAATCTTCTAAAGAAGAAGATTTTGATATTTCAAATATGGATGAAGATGTTTTGAAAACTTTATTAGAAAAGGATATTAATTCATCTAACGAAAAATTTGAGTTATAATGGGTATAGACAATTCAAATGACTTTGACAACGCAAAATCTAAGATTAACGCTCTTAAAGAGTTTAATAATGTTAATCAATCGATTAAAAATGCTCGAACAAATGTCAATCAATTTAAAGAAAGTGCTTCTAAACTACAAAAAAGTTTAGATTCTGCCAAAATTGACGAAGCAATTAAAAATAAGTTATCGTCGTCATTTGAACAACTTATACAATTAATCGCGATGACAAAGGGGGCTTCGTCATCATCTACTGAATTTTTAAGAGCAAAATTTACCAAAGTAGTTGCAAAAATACAACCTGTACTTATGCAAATATTAACACAAGAAATGGTAAGTGCTTTGGGGTGTTCGAATGAATCAACATATTCAGGTAACGCTGACATATACATCAAAGTATCATCAATTGACTTATTTAAATCGTTAATCATTGACCCAACAACAAGTTCAGGTAAAGCATATTATGAAACAAAAGATGTTAACAATAACACTTTAACTCAAACTCGTAGACCAACTAATAAAATGTTATATGATTTAACTCAAAATGAGGGAGTTACAATGTCTGCATTATATGGGACTCCATATAATGGTCAGTCGTCACAATCTCTATTTGATATATCATTTGTAACATTTAATCCCACCACTGGACAAAGTGGTAAATATTATAAAATCACTCTTAGTCAAAAATTAGACGGAATACAAAGAGTTACTGATTTTTTAATGGATTATTTAAACACAATTGA